TGGAAAAAATAGCCTAAATAGGCTGATTCGATGTGTTTGCGGGAAAAAAATCGGCCCAGATCCGCGAAATTTTAATCAGCGAGTCAGCTTGGGAAGAAATGACCTGCTTATTCGCACCTTCCTTAGAGGTAATGCTATGGCTCTGCCGGAACGAAAATATTACACCTTGCAAAAGGCTGGAATCGAATTGGGGTGTGAGGTAGATGATTTAATTCATTATGCTGCGATAGGGTTACTTCAACTTTGCGTGAAGTTTCCTGAAAATGGATTTTGCTGTTTTATCTTAAACGAAGAAACTGGTGAAGAGGAAGAGGTGTCTTCTCCTGGTTTAAATATTTTAAGTGAATATGATTTTGAATGTGAAAGTAATGTTGCTACTGCGTTCGATTATGTTCAAGGTGTTTATTTATCAGACTATATAAGAGTTGTTGAATCTTTTAACAAAAAAACAGATAGGAAGGTGGATCACAAGCTTGAGGGTTTTTTAGCTTTGAAACAAAGGGATATTTATGAAAATGAAATTGAATTATTGATTTCTGAAGACGCTGTTATAAGTGTTTTTGAGTTTGAGGTTCCTCGTTCCAAAGTGTTTGAAAAAACTGAAGGTTATATTTTGATGGGATTTGAGGTTCGTGATTATGAATCGGTTGATTTAAAATTGACTGATCTACTCATAACTAAGGATGAAATTGAACTCCTTAAGTCTGGTGGAAAAAAACTAGAGACGAATACAGGCATTAATGGGGTTTATAATTATGAGGAAAGCTTCAATCAAGAAGAAATAATCGAGCATAAGGTTAATGCTAATAAAATAGGCGATTTTATTAGTGTGTTGATACGTTCTGTACCAGAGCTAGGAGATAAGGTTATGAGAACTAGTGTCCATGACAGGCATAAACGCATTGTTGATTTTTTCGACAAAAAACATGCGAAAGGTGAATTCATTGATGTCGCACCGCCGTCTTCGGCTACTCTTGAAAAGTATTTCAAAATTTAGAACAAATTACTTCAAATTTGGAACAGAGACGCGTTCATTTGATTTTTAATGCCCATAACTTCAAGAGCTATCACAGGAGTTATGGGACTAATGAGAGCAAGTGATAAACAACCATCTACCATTCCAACCACTGGATACATTCGCCGTTTCCGTTTACCAGAGCTTCTTGGCGTATCTATGCCTACCATTGATCGCTGGGTTAAAAATGGCACACTCCCACGTCCGATTAAGCTCACAGAAAATGTTACCGCATTCGATGCTGTTGAAATTAACAACTGGCTAACTGAACGTCGCGGGAAGGTGGCCTGATGCAAAAAGAAAACCGCCCATTACAGGCGGCTAACATAGATACTCGCGAATCTGATGTTACGCCACTAGCCTACACCGTTCAAGCCTCAAAGCGCATTCCGAAGAAACACCGTGCTCGCACCTACATGCTGCGTTGTGGGGCTGGTGGGTGGACAGAAAACGATATCCTGCGCAATTGCCGCCTCTCATCTGGCCGCAACTATGCGAGCGAACTTGAGCGCGAGCTTGATATTTGCCTGGAACGCCTGGAAGAGAAAAACCCTGATGGTATCGGTGCGCACATGCGTTACCGGTTTGCGTGCCGTGGTGACGTGCTGAAGGTGATTCAGTTCGTTAACCGCATGGCCGCAGTCAACCAACATTACGGGCTTTCAAAGCAGGATATCGCCGACATTCTGAACCTCTACCCGGACAACTTCACCGCCGCATAACGGAGCCGAAAAAATGAAAATCGAAAAAAGCAGATTCAATTCTGAGGCCGCCCCTCAACCCAACGTTAACCCGGGCGTAATTAACGGCAATGACTTTGCCGCCATCGTTCCCGTTATTCCCGGCCAAATTGGCGGGCGCGAAACCAATATTGCGAGCGCCAGAGATTTGCATAAAGCGCTGGGTGTGGGCCGCGACTTTACCAACTGGATTAAAGGCCGCATCGACCAGTACGGATTTGTGGCCGGGACTGACTACATCCGTGTTGAAAATTTGAGCTCACCAAAACGGGCGAGCGCAAAATTTCGCCAGCAAATCGAGCATGATTACCTTCTCTCGCTGGATATGGCTAAAGAAGTGGCAATGGTTGAGCGCAATGAACAGGGGCGCGCCGTCCGCCGCTATTTCATCCAGTGCGAGGAAGCGCTACAGCTGAGTGCGCCGGAAATCGCCGCGAAGTATCGCCGGCACCTCAAAGCCCGCATTGGTGCTGCCAACCTCTTCAAGCCGATGTGCGCCGCTCTGGATGCTGCCCGGGCAGAACAGGGGAAAGAGACGCAAGCCCGGCACTACAGCAATGAAAGCAACATGATCGCCCGTATTGTGCTGGGTGGCATGACCGCTAAGCAGTGGGCGCAGGTGAACGGTATCGACGGCGAACCGCGCGATAGCATGAGCGCCGCCCAACTGGAACACCTCAGCTACCTGGAGGGTACAAACATCACGCTGATCGATATGGGCATGGAGTACGGCCAGCGTAAAGCGGAATTAACCCGCCTCTCTCAGCGTTGGCTGGCTAAACGTCTGGGGGCTAACGATGAATAAGCCCACCAGCACACCGCTGCCAAACCACTCCTATCGCGACGCTCACGGCCAGATGGTGAGCGTAACCGCTGTAGCGCATAACCGCGTGACGTTCTATCGCGAGGGCTATCAGTTCCCATGCGTGCAGACCATTGAGCGCTTCATGAAGGAGTACACGGAGGTGAAGCAATGATTACCGGTGCACGGCGCAAAAGCCTCTCTCTGGCTGGCCTGATGTATGCAAAAGTTAACGCTCTGCAGGCGGTGCGCCACAGCGGGAACCTGTCAAAACCTGTCATTCTGTGGGCCACTGATAGTGGCTCTGTTGAAGTGTATTTCGAGACAAGTAAGCGCGCGGGTAAGGGTTCGGAAACTGACTATCGGGAAGATAGCGTGTCCGGCGCCGGCGGTGGATGCGGGGCCCATCACACCGCCAGCTATAAATTGCCGCACCGTGACAAAAAGGGCTTGCGGTCTGAAGGTAGACCGGTCTATGGTTATAGCGCACCAGCAAAATCTGGTGCCGGGATTGGTCTCCCGGTAATGTTATCGGCGATACATGACGCGCCAAGCGTCTTTTTTTGTGTCGTTAGCTCAGTACACCCTTTTTTCTGCGATACGGGTATAATCCGTGCCGCTCGCAAAATTATGGTGGGCTGTGTAGGGGCTTCTTCGGAAGCGCCGGTTTCCGATAACGCCGGTAAGACCAACTCTGCACAGTCCACCACCCGCAAGATTGGTCTCTTCGGTGGTGGTTACAAAAACCAGTTATCGGAGGCTGCCGCCATGGCTACTACCCCTAACCAAAATCCGCAATTTATTTGGATTATCGCCGCTGTTCGCCGCGATTGCCCGACAATCACAGCAAAAATCCACCATGTCATTTCAGAATCAGAGCAGGAAGCCCGCCGCACACTGACACGGGATCACGTCTGTTTCTTTGCAGGCCGTATCCGTCTGGAGGTGGCAGCATGAGCCTGTATAACGATTTAGTACGGCATGATCTGGATTCCTGCTCACAAGATGAGATTGTTGGGGTTCAAAACAGATCCAGTGAAGCAGTTAACGACTTGATGATGGGTGTTAAAGCAATTGGAAGCCTGATGTTTTGGGCTTCCGACAATCAAGAGTACAGCGAGGAAACAGCGAAAGAGGATATGTATCGTTTAGGTGCCATGTTGGGAGTAGTTAGTGATGTAGCCAGAGCTTTACGTGATACATCTGAGAATGCGATGTATCTCAGGCGGGTCGCTAATGAAAAAGGGGGGAAATCATGAAAGATTTACCACTCATTGACGCCCAATGTCGTGTTGAACAAGCACAGGCTCTGCTCTCCATATGGTTAGAGGTCACGAAAGCATCTGAACGAGATATTCAGTTAATTTGTGCTCTGATCTCGTTACTCCAGGATGTACCGGAAGCTATTAAAACGGCGGATGAAGAACTTGCTGATTACGTCTTGTGTGCTCATCGGGAGAAGCGTCAATGAAACTGGCACCGAACCTGAAACATTTGCCAAAAGAAAAATTTACTGAAGCAGTTATTTTTGCTGGAACCGATGCGTATGCACACGCAAAAGGTTGGGAAGAGGGCCTAGGTAAACAAGTCGCTGAGGACAGAACACCTCCCATTTATCTTGGACCGAAGCAGCTGGCGGAACTGGAGAACCTGCAAATTATTGATCAAGGGCGTCGCAGTGCTCGTGTTTATCTGGCTGGAAGCATTGAGCCAATAATGATTAATGCCATTGGGGAAAAACTTGCACAGGCAGGTGTACTGGAAGCGAAATTATATAAGGGAATTCCTGACCAAAAACCGGAAAACTGGAGGCAATATCTGGCTAGGCTCAGAGAACAGGGCGAGCACACAACAACATCAATTCTGAAAGCCAATAAATCTGCGAATAGCGACAACCTGAAGCCACATGTTGAAAGCCGAGCTGACGGTATTTTTTGGGTTGAGCCAAAATCAGACAAAGATACCGGGGAAATAACTACCCGTGAAAGCTGGCTGTGTTCTGCTCTGGAGGTCATAGGTACTGGCATAGATGACAGTAAAACCCGGTATCTGATCCTGCGCTGGCGCCCATTCGGTTCGAAGGGGGATACTGTCCAGGCAATACCATTTGCTGATATTGGTGAACGCGAAGGCTGGCGAACGCTCAAGGCTGGTGGGGTGAACGTCACAACCAAAAGTGGTTTACGTGCAACGTTGGCCGACTGGCTGCAGAGCTGTGCCAATGGTGAGGTATGGCGCATTGCGCATGCTACGGGCTGGCAGTGTGGCGCCTACATAATGCCGGATGGCGAGATCATTGGTACTCCAGATCAACCGGTGCTGTTTAACGGACGAAGTTCTGCCGCATCCGGCTATACCACCAGCGGTACTGCTGAGAGCTGGCGAGAGAACGTTGGACGTCTGGCCTTTGGCAACTACTCGATGATGACTGGCGTGGCCGCAGCGCTGGCAGCTCCTTTGATTGGCCTTGCCGGCGCTGATGGTTTTGGTATCCATCTCTATGAGCAGTCGAGCGCCGGTAAGACCACCACTGCCAATGTCGCATCCAGTCTCTACGGCAATCCTGATGTATTGCGCCTCACCTGGTACGGTACCGCGCTGGGGCTGGCGAATGAAGCTGCCGCACACAACGACGCGCTGATGCCGCTAGACGAAATCGGGCAGGGCGCTGATCCGGTGGAGGTCTACAAATCTGCCTACGCGCTATTTAATGGTACGGGTAAGCTGCAGGGCGCGAAGGAGGGGGGGAACCGTGATCTGAAGCGCTGGCGTACTGTGGCCATCAGTACCGGTGAGATGGATCTGGAAACCTTCATTGCGAGCGCCGGTCGCAAGGCTAAAGCAGGCCAGCTGGTTCGCCTGCTGAATATCCCGATGCGCCGGGCTGTTCGTTTCCATGAGCATGCCAACGGCAAACACCATGCCGATGCCCTCAAAGATGCATACCAGCATCACCATGGAGTGGCTGGGCGTGAGTGGGTGAAATGGCTGGCTGACCACCAGCAAGAGGCGGTGAACGCCGTCAGAGCAGCGGAAGAGCGCTGGCGTAGTCTGATCCCGTCGGATTACGGGGAGCAGGTCCATCGTGTTGGCGCCCGGTTTGCCATTCTGGAAGCCGCACTATTGTTAGGTAATGTGATCACCGGCTGGGATGAGCAGACGTGCCGGGATGCTATTCAGTACAGCTATAACGCCTGGTTGCGTGAATTCGGTACCGGCAACAAAGAGCATCAGCAAATTATTGAGCAGACAGAGGCATTCCTGAACGCTTACGGCATGAGCCGCTTTGCACCGTTCCCGTATGACCCGACCAGTCTCCCCATCTCCAACATGGCGGGATACCGGCAGAAGGGCGGTCATGAGACTGACCCGATGGTGTTCTACACCTTCCCGGCAGCCTTCGAAGGGGAGATCGCCCGCGGCTTTAACACTCGTCAGTTTGCGGAGGTATTGAAGAAAGCTGGCATGCTGACACCGCCGACTTCAGGCCGGGGGTTTCAGAGAAAGTCACCACGCATTGATGGGCGACAGATTCGGGTTTATGTCCTGCAGTATCTGCCGGACGATGGCCAGCCAGAGTAAAAGCACTCTTTCATGTGTGTAGATTAAGTGTTGGTTCAGTTGGTTCAGTTGCCTCAGTAGTTATATATATCTGTTTAATAAGGTTTCATGTTTAAAAAATGAACCAACATTGAGGCAACAAACTACCAGTTTGAACCAACACTGAATCAGGTACAGGGTATCAGAAGAGGGATCACTGCGATGACAGCTCAAATTTCAGCGTATGGCCGGCTGGTGGCCGACCCGCAGACCAGAACAACGGGAAAAGGTACGAACATGACAATGGCCCGCCTGGCGGTAGCTCTGCCCTGTAATGCGGCAGATAACGGAGAGGCTACTTTCTGGTTGGGCGTGATTGCCTTTGGTAAGCAGGCTGACGCGCTGGCCAAACACCATAAAGGCGACCTTGTCAGCGTGGCGGGCAATATGCAGCTCAATCAGTGGACTGGTCAGGATGGTGGTATGCAGCAAGGTTATCAGGTTATTGCGGACAGTGTACTCAGTGCCAGAACGGTCCGCCCAGGCGGTAAAGTAGGTCAACAAGGACAGGCTACTGATGCCCTGCGCCGGGCCCAGGACCAGCAACCGCCCGCGAACGGGTATGAAGGATACGACCAGACACCTCCGTATGACGATGATTTTTGACATGGGTATGGATCAGTAACATGCGACTGACTACAGAACAGAAGGCGGAAATCGCTCGCCTCAAACGTAGTGGTGTAGGGTATCGCACCATCGCGAATAAAATGGGACTTAAGCCCAGCACTGTGAGTAGCTTCTGCCAGCGCAGTGGATTGTTCGCTGATAATCCGGCTCACAAGGTTCTTTTCACTATCCCTGAGGCGCGCTTTTCGAACGTACCTGCGTTAACAAAGGCACTGCCGCCCCAAAAGGTCATCACTGGTCATAAGCAGACCGATGCTTATTTGTGGGTGCTGGAAGTGATTAAGCTGAATGAGCCAGCACATCTGGATGCCGCAGAGGCAGCACTTGAGAAGCTTACCATTAGCCCAAAAGACGTAGAGAAACGGTATCGTGACTGGATGGTCGCTAATGGTGCTGACATATTGCAAACCGCTTTCGGTACCTTTTTCATGGATGATCCTCAGCACTACCTCAAGCTTGCCAGGGAGAATATCAGGAAGGCCAGCGAAGTTCGTGCTGTGTTTGGTAGTTATGAAGCTGCTATGGAACCAGTAGAAGCAGAGTTGCTCATCTCACGATCTGCATTTCTGGTAGATGAGGATTTTGGGCTGACGAGGGAAGAAGTCGCCGATGGAAGTATTTCAGGTATCGAGCGATATCTGGAACTGGATGATGCTCGGAAAGATGCACATCATGGTTTCACGGATGTACTGCCTTCACCTCACACACTATCCGATGTTGTCCGCGAATTTGATTACTGGACGTGGCTTTATTGGGTACGCGATGCTGCTGGGAGAGAATTAGGGCACAAGCATTTTGAAGGGCTGAGCCAGGAGGTCTATGACCGCGAAGACTGGCTTGACTCTCAACTTGCTACTATCAGCCCCATTCACCAGCAGGAAGCTATCGATGTACTGAAATGGCTACTCAAAAGTGATCGGCACGAGGGGCGATATGAGATGGATGCGATACTGATGAATTTAGTTGCATGAAAAAGCGACATAACCCCGGAAGAACTACCGGGGTTATGTTTATTGTATGAAATTTAAGCTCTTACCGGCAGCGAAAAGCATGTGATCGTAATATCTTGCCATATCCTGATCGCTGAGCAAGTTGAACATACCATCAGAGTATCCGCCCACTAGATTAAGCTGTTGTGAGTGGATCCTTTCATGAGTTGTATCTGCTGCAAAGACGACAAAAGTTTTGACTTCATCTTTCCAGAGTGTTTTGGCTGTATTCATGGTGATAGCCTTTACCGCGGATTCACCTATTTTTTGTCGGACATTTGAAATTCTAAAATCCAGTGTTTCTGTCAAATGGTAGATTCCATTTTTTAGTAACAACTCTGCATATAATCCTTCAGCTTCAGACAAAGGATATCCTTGTACAACCTTATGATGCGATATATCGCGAATGTCTTTTCCCAGAATCCCCTCAGCTTCAAAGCGATCTTTTAACTCAGTAATAATTCTCTTCTGAGTTACTTCGGTTTTCTTTTTGGATTTTTCGGGTGTTATGTATAGCTTGTTTAACTCATTGATTTTTTTGTTATATTCCGCATCGTTTTCAGCGTGAAAAGTACCAGTTGCTGAGAGTGTTAGTTTTCCTTGGAAGAGCAGTGTTGCTTGTTCCAACGAAAGGCCGGAACCCAGAATCTTTTCAAGCTGGCTCCTGATGTTTTCCAGGGCATCTAAGCCAAAAGCGTTTGTGATTGCTTTAATCTTGGCAGTGGTTTCGATGACCCTCACATCCGCACCTGAAGGTCGCATGACAATCATACCAACATTGATTGTCTCAGCGCGAACGGGGTTAGGCGTTACTCTGATAATACTGTATTGGTATGTAGTCATCTCAGCACCTCCCCTTTAACAATATCAATGCGTTTTTGCTTACTGTCGCTTGACCACCAAGTTAACAAGGCCTCTTTTTGCAGAGGGTTTATCCAAGTGCCTGGCATCTCTCCGAAAACTCTATCAATGAAATCGGCAGATACCTTCGATAAGTTGTCTAGCACCTGGAGTGCGGACTCTTTACATGACTTATCATGATAAGTCAACTGCTTTATTGCCTGCCAGCAATTTGTTGTGTTATAACCAAGTGGTATTAGTGCTATATCAGTTTTGTTCGGCCATCCCATGACCATTGCTGCTAGGCTGAAATCAAAGGCTTGTATAGTGGTATTACCGTTGCGATTCTTGGTATATAGGTAATTGTTTAAGTGCCTATCAATATTAAAAACAAACTGATCAAAAGCATAAACAGCCCAAACTTGCTTGCGTAGGATTGGTGAATCAGACATCAACTCTACAGCAAAATTCACCTCCTCCTCTGGTTTGCTGGTGGCAGCTAGGTCATATCTGGAACCAAAAAAATTCTCTCCTGTTTCTATGTCTTTGATGACACGACATGCAGGCGTGGGGATGCCGCTTACTTCAGCCAATTTAGTACAAAGCCATTCCGATGCTGGTATTTGCTTTGGATGCGGCACGCCGGTCAACACCGACGCCTCCCCATCAGTGACTCCTTTGATTGCGTACTCAAGTCCATCAGAAGCGATGACAGTATGTCGTAGGTGAGCAGTGCCCATTGCAGGACGATAATCGATCACTTCTAAACTAAACAGTGGTTCTTGGATGGTGATATCACTTGCTGGCCGTGACTCTTCTTCCATTTTTTGCCCTTGTTAATCTTGTGCTAATTAAAGCCACGTGCCCGCATAATGAGTAGATGTTACGCAATGAATTTAAGATGAATCTTAGATCGTAAAATTGAGACGGTATACCTGGGTATTTATCAGGGCTTCCGTGGCAACCCACCAAACAGAGCTTTCCTGCTATTCTTCAGTTTTTCCCATTAGCGATCCTACCAAAAAAGGTGGGGTAGCTATCCCCACTCTATGGATCAACTTTTCGATCACCCTATAACGGGAAGAAAACAAACCAGAGGAGATCTCCTTGATAGAGGGCTATCTGATTGTGGCCTACCTGACGGCAATTGCCGCCTGGCCGGTAACAATGACATTAATTGGTCTTTCTGCAGGAGCGGCACTCTATACATACGAGGCACAGGGTGATGGGCGCTGTCCTTGCAGTTCTGTTCATGCTGGTGGCCATCGCTGCATGGTAGTTTGAACATTAGACCGAGAATCGAACCATCTTATAAATTGCCTATATCTTATTTATAGGCAGAAATGGTGTGTTCTGGCTATGTATGGCAGGAATGGTGTGCTCTGCCTATAGATAGGCAGGTTTGACGTGTTCTGGCTATGTATAGGCACATCAGGGTTGGTATCTCTTGGCGTTAACTTGCTGCGCCGGGAGGTAGCGGGTATCTCAGGTCGATTTGTGGCGCATCGCTTAGAATCCGGCCAGATCTTGCCATCAGGTATCCGGCTATTTCTTCAGGCGTCAAATCTACATGGAGCATGTCTTCATCCTGGAACCATTCATTAGGCCAGTAGATGAGATCGGACGGATTGGCATCAAAGTTTTTCTCCAGCAATCCCAGCGCGTAGCTTTGTTCCGATTCCTTGCCTTCAGCATTGCACACGAAACTAATTATCTGAACGAGTTCACCCCAGGTTAAATCCGCAACGTATTTCTCCTGATTAAATGCCATCCGGGTAAAGTTCTTTGCGTCGGTCCATGAGGAAAAGTCACGGAAATCAGAGAATTCATACGGATTAACGACCTGCCTGTTCCAGTCATCAATCATCGCTTTTAGCCCTTCATCATCTTCGCCGGCGCCGTTATCAATTTGCGACAGTATCTCTTTGGCCATATCCGCCAGTTCCTTTAGTTTCTGACGGCTGATTTTGGCTGGTTTCATGCGTTCAGGTAAGGGCATCAGGTCTTCCTTGTTAAGTTGAGACTCAGCAGCGAAAAGTCATTATGCAATCTTCGTCAAGTACTCGCCAAAAGTCTATAAAACAATCAATTCTCCTTCTGGTAACGATCGAAATTACTCTTTCATTAATTGCAATATAATCAATGATTATTTCATTATGTGAAATTATAATGGCTGTATAAATATCAGGAGGTAGCCATGTCAAAACAGTCCGTCAAACCTGTCTTGCTAAGCGAAGCACAGATTCAGGCAATCATAAAAATTCAGGAAAAGCAGCGCCAGCAATCAGGTATCGGCGTTGCGCCAACTATCCATGAGATCGCCAGGGGGTTGGTCGATACCGCGCTGGCCACAATTTCTGCTGAAACAGCTACAAGACTGCAGGAGTGAATCAAATGCGTTTTTATGAGATCAACATATTTGAAGAAAACAAAGTCATTAAAAACTATTCAAGTCATAAGAACGGAGTTTACAACCCCGGCGCTTTAATGGTGGAGTTCGATATACAGCAAGTATGCTTGTCCACGCCTGCCGGTGAGAGCCGATTAACTATATGGGGGATAAGTCCCGCCGACATGCAACAGGCAAGACTTAACTACAATAACAAAAAAATTCAGATTTTCGCTGGGATGGCTGCTGGATTCCCTTTAGCAGGGAAGCATGGTAAGGGGCTGGTCATTGAAGGAGTTGTGAACCAGGGGTTTGGTAACTGGCAGGGGACGGAGTTAAGGCTGGATTTTGTAATATTTGCCGGACCAGCAAAGACTGACAAAGATGGAGCAGTTAGCTCTGAAAAAATCACATTTCCCTGGTCTGTTGGACAGAAGTTATCTGTGGCACTGACCCAGTGTATTATGCGGATGGGAGGGTATAGACCAAATATAAATATCAGTGATTTACTGGTTCTCAATTATGAGCGTCCGATGTTTTGCGACTCAATAACTCTTCTGGCCAGAGATTTAAAAAACTTTTCTCGGTCAGTAATTAGAGACCCAGGATACTCAGGTGTTGAGATGGCAATAGTCAATCAAAATGAAATCAGGGTTTGGGATAATGACTATAAAAACCATCCATCTGGCGTTAATGAGCGAAAAAATAATCCTCTCCAGATTGAGTTTACTGACCTCATCGGGCAGCCTACGTGGATAAGTTATGGTGTTGTAAGCATTTTATGTGTGATGCGGGCTGACATCCACACGGGAGATCATATTTTCATGCCTAAAAATTCGAGGCCTCTTATTCAGGCAGCTTCTTTTTCTCAGTACCGTGATGATTCTGCTTTCCAGGGACAGTTTGAAGTTCAGTCTGTTCGCTTTTTGGGGAACAGTCGGCAACCGACAGCTGATTCGTGGATAACAATCATTGAGGCTCATCCAGCCGGAGAGTTGAAAGCAAAATGAGTATTGAACAAAAGCTGAATTTCAGCAGAAATCTGAATACTTTTGCGGATAAAAAAGTTGAGACGGCATTACAGGTTTCAGGGAAGATTTTGCCCGTGAGTGTTGTAAGCCAGTCAGGAAAGATGGTTACAGTCTCATTCGACTTACATGAGACACCATTTCTTCTGCCACAATTAACGGTCCCGATTTTTGGGCCTCAATATATCCGATACCCTATGCAGAAAGGGGATAAAGGGATCGTAATTCCAGCAGATACCTATCTGGGAGGGGTTAGTGGGCTTGGTGGGGGAGTGGCAGATCTTACTCCACCAGCCAATTTAAGTGCGCTGTTCTTTTTACCGATCAGTAATACCGAGTGGCAGGATGTCGACGGACAGGTGGTGACGGTATACGGGCCGGATGGTGTTACGCTGCGCGACAGCGGCAGCAATACTACTTTTCTCCTGAAGCCTGACAGCATCGCTATTTCCACACCTGACAGCTTCACCGTCACCGTTGGCGGGACAGTTTTCTCGCTGACCGGTAGCAAATGGAGCCTTTCAGGAGAGGCAGGGCACCTGCAGGATTCAGTGGCCAGTACCAGCCCGGCAATCATGTACGCCGGTTGGCAATCGCTTAAAGACTGGTTAAACAGCCACGACCATTTTAACGGCAACGGTGGGAATAATACCGGGGGGCCGACTTCAACGTTTAACGGGAGTATCACAGAATGACGCCCTGATGACTAATACCATACCTTCCATGTAATCCACTAAAACCCATACAGCCGGAGATATCTATGTTAATGAGTAAAGCTGAGTATGCACGTCATCGCGGGGTAAGCCGTCAGACGGTATATGACTGGGTGGCGAAAGGTGAGGTTGTGTTGTCGGGTACTAAAATCGATGTAGACGCGACGGAACGCCAGCAGCAACTGACCTGCCCCCACGATTAGATACAACACTCAGTTAGTAACGTCGGAATCTTCATTCTCAGAATGACCCTTTCTCCAGCCCGCTGCAAATTCAGACGGTGTCTGATAATTCAGCGTGGAGTGCGGG